TTAAAACATTTGTATTTGTACTGTTTTTCATTTTAGCAATATTTCGCCAAGTGAATAATAAAGCAAGGTCTATTCTTAACTTTTCACCTTCACTAAAGTTATTATAATTAAATGTATCTCTAAATCTACTTTTAATTGTTTCGTTAAATTCTTCATCTAAATTAAAGTTTACAAAGAAATCCATATCTTGTAAATATTGATTTATAAGAGTATTCATAATAGGTAAATACTTTTTAATAATTCTAGTTTTAGCACCCTTTTCTGATAGTATTTCTCTTACAGTATCAACATAAGTTTTTTCTTCATTAATCTTTTTTAATTCTTCTTGTGTTTCATTTAATTGTTGTGCCAAGTTATTTAATTCTTCTTCTATTTTATCACTGTCTTGTTTTTTATTTTCTAGTAATAATATTTCAGTGTGTAAGTTATCGCTATACTTTTTCATTTCTTCTATAGAAGTATTTAATTTTGAAATCTCTATACTTAGATCGGTCATCTTTTTAGATATAGAATTAAACTCTTTTAACTTTGTTTCTGTTTGAGTTATTTCTTCAACAAGTTTTTTCATACCATCATTTAAAGTTGTAATTTTACCTTTTTCATAAGCACGTTTCTCACCTCTAAATTCTGATTCTAGTTTTTGTGTACACGTAGGACACGAATCATTTTCTTCAAAAAATTCTAAATTCTTTTGATGAGTATGTAAATTTTGTTCTATTTTTGCTTCTAATTTTGTTAATTGATTTAACTTCTTTTCAACTTTATCTTTATCTTTTACTTCTTCATTATTTTTTTTATAATCATTATCTAATTGTTGTATTTTTTCTAAATAATTTTTCTTATCATTTTCTATTTTATCTAACTGATCTTGTTTTAATTTTTTATCATCAACATTTCTATTTTTTATTTCTTTAAAATGTTTGTCTTCTAATTCATATTTTGATTGTATTAAATCTGCGTTGTGTTTTACTTCAACTATTTTTTTATTTAAAATAGATTGTTGATCTCTTAACATCCAGTCCATATGTGAAAAAACTTTAATGTCTAATATTTCTTCAACTGCCTCTTTTCTATAACGTGATTTCATTTTCATAAATGGCTCGTATGAAGAAGAACCTAATATAACAACTTGTACAAATGATCTATAACTTAATCTCATTATGTTTCTTTCTAATATTTTTTGATAGTCAACACTAGAAGCATCCTGATTAATTAGTTCATCATCACAATAAATTTCAAATATATTTGGTTTAATGCCTCGTCTAACTTTATATTCTTTTGTGCCTATTGAAAATTCTATTTCTACAAGTGCGTCACCGTTATTTACAGTGTTTACCATTTGTTCTTTTTTAATTATTCTAAATGGTCTATTAAATAAAACATAAGTCATAGCGTCAAGTAAAGTAGATTTACCTGAACCATTTGTACCTATAATTAAAGTTGTATTTGATTTGTTTAAATCAACTTCAATAAACTGATTACCTGTAGATAAAAAGTTTTTCCATCTTATTTTTTTAAATATAATCATCCTGAATAGTGGTCGTTTGCCTCAACGTAAGTTTCTTTTATAAACTCTTTTAATTTTTGTTTATCTAAATCTGTTTGTATTTGATCTACATAATTATTTAAAAATGTTATTGTATCTTCTCCTTGATCTAGTATATCTTCTCTTACACTAGCAGCCATATCACTTTGTATATCTTCAATAACATTAACCTCATATACATTCATTTTATTTTGAAATCTATCTAATAAATTATTAAACATATCTTCATCTGTTTTATTTGATACAAATACTTTTACAAAAGTGTTTTCAAATTCAGTTAAATCTTTTTTGTAATAATCTTCTTTTTTATCATTGTAAATTAACTTCTTATGTATTCTTCGTGGATTAGATATACGTTCTAACTCTCTTGTTTCTGTATCAAAAATATGAAACCCTTTTGGATCTTTGTAATCTGACCAAGTCATTTCATATTGAGCACCCAAATAATATATGTGACCATCATCTGACTTTTTGTGAAAGTGACCTGAAATAACTTTTTCAAAACGTTTAAATTGTTTTGGTTCTAATCCTTGTTCATTAATAATCCCTCTTTGCATTTCAAAACCTTTTACTTCTAAATGACCAAAGCAAATATCTGCCGTAGAATTATCAATCGCATAAATTGAATCTTCATAATTGTCATCACATATCCATGGTAAAAATAACATACGACAACCACCTAGTTCAACTTCTTTAGGACCTGTGTAAATAAATGGTTCGTGTATACCATCAAATGTTGTAAACAATTCTGTAACTGAATTAACTTCGTTTGTATTTTTATAATAAGTATCGTGGTTACCTATAATAATATGTGTATCAATTTTCATATCCCACAATCGTTTAAAAAACTGTTGTCTAAAGACACTTGCGGTTTTAAAATTAATAAACTTACGTCTATCTGTTACATCACCTAAATGTATAAGTGTTTTGATATTATTTTCTTCTAAGTATGGAAAAAACTGCTCGTTATAAAATTTAAGTTGATATTCTAAAAAAGCAGGACTATCATTTCTCACACCGAAGTGTGTATCATTTAATAAAGCAATTTTCATAATTAAACAAAGAATTTAGAAACTGTAGTTTTTTTCTTTCTTGGTTTCTTTTCTTTTTTGGGTGTTTCTTCTATTCTAATATTTTTTTGTAAAAATTCTTTAAATTGATTTGTATAATCACCACCTTGATCGCTAGGTTGTAAAACCATATCATCTAAATTATTATCCATAATTAACTTATGTTTGATTGTTACTTGTTTCTTTTCTTTTTGTATTCTTCTTACAAAAGCATAGAAAATAATTTGTGTAAAATAAGCAAATGGATTTTTTGATTTAGCTGGATTAAAATTATCTAAGTATTGTAAACAGTTTTCTATACCGTCACTAATCATATCATCTCTAAATGTATAGTTAATAAAATTAGGTCTATAAGATAAGTGATTCGCTATTTTAAGAAAACAACTACCCAAATAATTATCTACTGGTGGTTTAGGTTTGCCAGCCTTTTTAGCCTCTCTACAACGTTTTTTATAGGCTTTCATGCCTTCTAAAAATTCAGCGTTGTTTACATAATGCTCTTTTTTTTGTTTTGTATTCATAATATTAATATAACACCTTTCATTAAAAAAGTCAATGTTTTGACGTATTAATCTGTAATTAATTCTACTTCTACTGCTTCTGCTTTTCCATAGTCCTCATAATTTTCATTATAATGTTTCAAAATTCTGTTTTCTAGTTGTTTGGGAGTTCCTTTAAAAGGATATACATTTTGACAATATTTTTTAGGATTGTCACTATTATATGTTGCTTTTATTATCCATTCACTTTTTTTCATATCAGCATTGACTTTTCAAAAATTTTGTATATAATTGAGCGTGTAGAGAATGATTTGCTACCTAGTGTAGAGTATCTTTAGTATCTTTAAACTCATCAAATATTTCATTTAATTCCTCATTATCTTTATCATTTAATTTTTCTTGTGTATATTTTCTTTCATCTCGGGTAGGTGGCTCTATACTATCATAACTTGAAGCAATATGAATATAACTCTTTTTCATTTGTTCACTAGCATTTACTATAGTCATAATTTTATCTTTAGGTATAGTGACGATTGTATCAGGCGTATAGGCTGCCCATTTAATTAGTGCGATATAATCTTTAAATCCATCAGGTGTTAATTGTGGAACATATTTAACTTGTAATGGTTTTACTAATCTCATTAAAGGAGATTTATCTGGCAGTTGTTTAGAAGGAAAAGCACAAACAACATCATCACCATTAATTAGTTTAATTATTTTTATTTCTAATTCTTGTGTGTTCATTGTTTTAGTTCTATATTGTGAATTTCATAATCAAAACTTTCTTCATTGTAAATATTTATTCTTTCTCTAAAGTGTGCCAATGTATAGTTTTCTTTTTCGTTATGTGTTAAATCATCTGATATATCATATAAAGTAGCAGACGAATTATTATCTTTTAGTCTAAGACCACGACCAATTGATTGTAAATTTCTAATACGAGATTTGCTAGGGGAAGCGAAAATAATGTTGTGAAGATTCCTAATATTAA